GCTTAAGAAGTTCAAAATTCAGGGCACAATCGCAATCGTTGACGATACCAAGACAAACGTCATGGTCATCACCAACATCGCCCTCTACGCTACCTTGCAGTGGGATGAAACAGGCACAAAGCCTGTTGCGTTCAAGTTCTCGGGTTCTATCGAGGGCGCAGGCAAGAAGAGTATCGCTTGGCTTACAAAGGCGGCAGCTGCTTAAAGCAAAAAGCGGCGTAACGCAATCGAATATGAAGCGGAAAGCGGCGGACTTATCAAGGGCCGCGGTTTTCCGCTTTTGTTTTTACAAGACTTAACATCAAGAAAACAGCATGGAAGAAAAGAAGATAGAACAACCCAGCGATGAATTGCAGAAGGCTCTTGACAGCGTATTGGAGGCGGAACCCGAAGCGGTTGTCTTTATGGGCAGGAAGCGCAAAATCGGTTGGCTTAAACGAGGTGCGATAAGAAAGTTTTCGCACGTCACAGCGAATGAAAAAGACGAGTGGAAGCGCGGCGTAAAGCTGTGCGCCATCGTTCTTCTTAATAATTTTTGGAAGCTACGCTTCTTCTACTGGGCTTACTGGCGTTGGCTGTACTACATCAAGGACTTGGATGCAATCGAGGTTCTGAGGGTCGTTGACGCAGCTAAAAAAAAAGTACCATTGGTAGTGTGCTCGCTGACTACCATATTAGCGACAGGGATGACGGATCTGGCGATGACGATGACGAAGAAAGAAGTGAAAGCTACCCGAGCAGGACAAGCTGGGGAGCAGCCTTCTCGTTAGCCGAAAAGTTCCCGTTCCTCTTTGCCACGCGCTACGGCATCAAGGCATACGACTACTGGTGGGGCTACACTTCGGTACAGATAGACCTCATGGTTGCAGACCAGCCCATTATTGTGTACAAGAAAGACAAGAAGCGCAACCCCGACGGTAGTGTCAAGCACACCGCAAAGGAGATGGACGACCTTTGGGATAACTGGGTAAAGAAGAAGGAGAAGGAGGGCAGTCTTGTTGGCAAGAAGATTAGCCTCTCCGATTATTTAAACAACAAAATCTAAACGATAAACATTTCAGGATATGGCAGACGGAAACGTTGGAAGTTTATGGATGAGCCTTGGACTCAAAGAAACGGTATCTAAGGAGTTGAAAAACTTGGGATATTCTCTTAATGGTACTGACGATAAAGTAAAAGAGCTTCAAAAGGCATTGAAAGGTATCGGCAATGACCTCAAAAGTGGCGACGTTGACGCATACGCAAGAGGCATCGCCAACCTGTCTAAGTTTTTAAAAGACACAAAGATAGAGGCAAAAGGACTGTCTACTTTGCTTGGGTCTATTAGTGGTGCAAACGTTCAAAATCTTCTTGGTGGAGAAATTAACGCGACCAATGCCAAAAAATATCTTGGCATAATAAAGGAAATCACAAGCGCCCTATCTTCACTTGGCAGAGGCAATTCGGAGAACACATTCGGCTTGTTAAGTGGCCTGTACCGATATTCAGTCCTGCTGGATGATATAGTCAAGATCAAGGGCCAGATAAAGGGCTTAAAAGAAACTCTCGAAACGCCTGCCGGCAAAAAACATGAGCAGTCTATAAAAGACCTTATAGCTGAGTACACCAAACTGCGTACCGAAATGATCGGCGTTGTCAATAGTGGTAATTTAAAACAGCTTGACTCAAACAAATATTCCGAGTTGCTCGGTAGGGGCATCCAGCTTTATGAAGCGTTGCACGCAGCGGCTGTACAGGCGGAGAAAGGTGTGACGGCTCTATCAAATGCCGCAGACAAAGAAGCGACTTCGATCCAAAAGAGCACCGAAGTCGTCAACGAGCAGACCAATGCCCTCAAGAAGCAGGAGGAGCAGCTAAAGGCTACCACTGCTGCACAGAAGGAAAAGAGTGCAGCAGAAAGCAAGACTGCGACTGCACCTAAGATACAGCCGTTTGTTGAGAACAAGGGGCTTAACAAAATGCTCAACGAGGCAACAGCCGCAAGAGAAAAGGACGTTGCAGCGACACAGGCACAAACATCTTACCAGTTAAAACTGAACGAAGCCCTTGACGCTTTCAAAGGCAAGGCAAGTGCGGTTATTGGCGTTAAGGACGACAGTGGGCGCAAATACGTTGACATTCTGAACGCAGCAAATGTCGCGATTGAGAAAGTAAACAAAGAAAAAGCGAAGGCGATGAAAGACCAAGGGAAAGCTTTTAACCCCAATGATTTTCCCGACCCTACCCCACGCTTAAAAAAAGCTCTTGAATACCTCTCCCTGTTACAGAGAATAGACATCGCCCAAAAGCACATCTCCGAGGTTAAGGCTGCAAACCCAAACGTTGACACAAAGAATATAGAGAACGCCACAAGGCTCATTGAGAATTTCCGAAACAGACTATTATCGCTTCAGGACAAGATGTTCGGGACAGGTGCGGATAATGCCCATGTGCTCGGTATGTACGGAAAGACTTTGGCGATGACGCTCAAGGATGTGGATGCAATTATCGGCAAATTACAGAAGCCGAATCCTTTGTCCGACCTCGACGGTAATTTCTCTAAACTGGATGCGCGCATTGACGCTGTGCGTGAAAAACTCGCCAAGCTACGCGACCTTATGAACGAAGGCACGCAAAAGGGATATAATACTTCAATGTTCGGAGAGCGCATTTCTGGACTTGGAGGCGTTGTGGCACGAATGGAAGCAGCAATGTCAAACAAGAACGGAGAACTGGCGAATGTCGACAAGATGAAGCAACTCTTTAGCGATATTTCTGTCGAACTCAACAAGGCTTCAACGGCAATGCAGGCTTATGGTCGTGAAAAGGCAAAGGCGGTGGCAACCGACCGCAACCTCGAAACAATGGAGGCGAGGTACAGACGCTTGCAGGAGCTTATGAGCGAGGTGAGCAGAAAGATACGCGAACTCAACGACTCTGCCAAACGAGGCTTTAAGGTCGGTGCTGACACATCAAGAGTGGGAAGTGCCATTTCGCGACTGACGGAAATGCGGGACAAGTTCAACAACGCCGACATTGGCAGCAAGAACGCGGTGGCGGAACTGGTTTCGGAGTACAAGATACTCAAAAACGAAATCGGCAACGCCAAGTCGGAGCAGGACAAGCTGAACAATGCCATTACGAGAGCTAACAAAAAGCAGGACAGGAAGAACGAAAGACAGGAAGCACGCGACAACAAGCAGAGATTGTCTGAAATAAAGGCAGCGGAGGCTCGTTACGACTCGCTTGGCAATAAGGTGAGATCGCTCAGACGTGAGTTTAGCCGCGGCATATCGTTGGGAGCCGACGTGAGCAAAGCGGAGGCTGAGATACATCGTCTTATCGACATTATGCGCTATCTTAGACAGATGCGCACTTGGCTTGTAGAAGGCCAGAATGTAGTTGGTCGTATAGGAAGTATCGGTGCAGGTCACGACGCAACGCAGGCAGGGCGAGCACTGCAAGACCAAAGAGCGATTAATGCGGCGCAAGAAAAGACAAACCGCGAGAAAGAAAAGAGTATTGATTTAGAGCGAAAGCACCAGCAGGAGATTGCAAATTCGGCGGCAAAGGTGCGTAGCGACCTTGTTCGCGCTTTTGAGCAGGCGAAAAACTCCGCCGGTGGTCTTAACTCTACAATGCAGGATTTGAAGTCCCTGGTTATGCAGGGAGGACTTGTTTATGGTATGCAGCAGTTTGCCATGAGTGTGATAAAGACTGGTGGCGAGCTTGAAAAGCAACATATCGCATTACAGAGTATCTTGGGTGATGTACAGAACGCCAACACCATGTTCTCACAAGTTAAACAGCTTGCATTACAGTCGCCGTTTACTTTCTCTGAATTAAACCGAGATGTAAAACAGTTGGCGGCTTACGGAGTAGAGTACGACCAGTTGTATGACACCACAAAGCGACTCGCAGATATGGCATCGGGTCTTGGAGTCAGCTTCGAGCGAATAGCTTTGGCGTTCGGACAGGTACGCTCTCGCGGTTGGCTTGATGGCAAGGAGCTGCGCCAGATTTCCTACGCAGGTATTCCGTTGTTACAGAAACTTTCCGAATACTATTCAAAGCGTGAAGGCCGCAAGGTGTCTACAAGCGAAGTAAAAACCCGCATATCGGGACGCGGCGTTGATTTCGAGGACGTAAAGAACGTCTTTTGGGAAATGACCGATGCGGGAGGTCAGTTCTACAACATGCAGCTTGTGCTTTCAGAAACGCTTCTTGGTAGATTCAATAAACTCAAAGATGCGTGGGAAATTATGCTTTCAGAGTTTGCAAGCGATAGCAACATCGTTGGAAGCAATCTAAGGCATATACTCGACCTTGTTACAAATCTTGTACAGGCGTTGCACACGATGGCACCTGTTGTTGTCGCGGCATTTAGCGGTTTTGCATTGAAAAGACTGCAAACCTCGCTTGGCGGTGGCATCGGTGCTGCGTTATTGTCTGGCAAAGCAAGTATGGCTTCTGATATCCAAAAGAAGGTGTTACTCGGAGAGAAAACAACAGCACAAGAACTCCGTCTGCTTGCTACAAAGAAGCTTATCACATCAGAGGATATAAAAGCACTTTCTTTAGCGAAAGCGATTAAAAAGGTCGACCTCGAAAGAATGTATATAAATGGGCAGATAAGCAGATCTATATACAAAGACGGCATGACAGATTTTGCGGGTACTGGAACCTTTGGTTCGCGCCGCAAGCTCGTAGAGGCGAGACAGAATGGTGGATGGTGGAATAAAGCGAAAGCCGCTTTTATTGGATTGCAATTAAGAACGAACGCTTACTTTACAAATCTAAAAATACAATTCGCCACTACAGGTGGTTTTTGGAGAACGTTCGCACTTAAAGGAATGTCTGCATTCGCAATACTCACAGCTGGCGCAAGGACTATGGGAGCGACATTGCTCGCTGCCGTCGGCGGATTGCCTGGCCTGATTATTACTGGCGTTACGATGGGTATATCTTATATGTACACAAAGAGTGCTGATTTAACGAACAGGATTAATCAAACAGCGAACGAAATTGAAGACCGCATAAAACAGCTAAACGACTTTTTGCGCGAAAATGACACCGCAAAGGTATTAGCCGGAGGGGATATAAAGGAGGTTGATAACCTAATTGACGCATACAAAGAAAAGCTAAAACAACTTGAGCCTTACAATTACAACAATCTTGTAATGAAGGCTGACGAGAAGCAAAGCCATGAGGAGCGTCTGAAATATCTTGATGAGGAATTAAAGAGGTTGCGTGATGCGGAGATGATTGCTAAGTCCAAAATGGGAAATCGCGATAATTATTCGGACTTTAGCGGGGCGATAACACGGTCAAACAGAAACTATGAAAGACTGGAAAAGACAACCGCCCAAAATATGAGTGACAAGGGCATGGACTTTGCATCTGCGAGAAGCGCGGCATGGAAAGGTTTACAGCCTTATCAGAAGGGCGACATGGTAAATCCGATAAAAAAGGTTATACTTAAACAATTCGGAGATATTTCTAAAGACGAAACTATGCGCCTTGCTGCGATGCAAGCCATGAGCAACATTTTTGCTTCCATGGAAATACCAGAGAGTAGAGCCAACATGATAAGAGCATCGGTCTTACAAGCATTTGGCATTGGAGATAAAGTCTCATGGTTACAGGAAGAGGCTAAAAACAAACTTAGCGATTTGCTTGACAGTATTGCTCCGACTATTGCAACAAAAATACGCTCGGGGCAAACTCTCAACGAAGCCGAAAAGGCGAAAGTTGAAGAGTTGATGCAAGATGCAAAAAGAGGGCTTACAGGGCAATACCCGGAATTTGAAAAGGCTTTACAGGCACTGCTTGATGCGTCCAACTTCGAGGCTGTTATAAATCTTGTTTTTAAAGATAGTAAGTTTAATGATGTTCAAAATGAGCTTCTTGGCAATCTTCCAAAAATGCCACTTGGCGTTGGCGACCCAGAAACACAAGCGAAGAAGCAGAAATTTGCGCAATCTTGGGGAAAGGAGGGATCGTGGACTAAAGCAAGAGAAGCCGCTAACGCTGATGTAGCTGCGAAAAAGAAGGAATACGAAGCTGCAAAAAAAGCAAAATCAAAACGGCAGGATGAATTAAAAAAGGAGTGGCAGCTGGCAGAACAGACCGCAAAGGAATTAAATCTGTTCGACGCAAAGAAAGATAAGAACAAAGGCCCGAAGAAAGACTCCGCTCTTGAGTCGCTTCGTCAGCAGTTTGAAGATTTCAAGGCCGCTCGCCAGTGGTACCAGAAATACATTGGCATAGGAAACACGCAGAGCGAGGCTATAGGAAAGGTTAAGAGCCTATTCCCCAACCTCGACTGGAAGAAGATAGACCTTTCCAAGTATATGGAGAGTCTTGAGGCAATGATGCCTGGCAACAGCTTCTGGAATACCACCGACCGCAAGAAGTTTCGTACGCAAGTCAACCGCGAGAAGGCAGAGTGGCAGTACTCAGAAGTCGACAAGGTGGAATGGGAGCGCGTATCTTCAAACTTCAAGGAGGCACTGGAGAAAGGCGTGAAGCAGGCGAACTTGCAGAAAGAACTATACGAGAAGACCGGCAGTCTGGACTTCGCCAAGCTCGCCTTTCAAGACGGCGCAGTGTGGAACAAGCAGACAAGAAAGATGGCGGAGGACTTCAAGAAGAACTTCGGTCACGATGTCAACCTCGGAATGACCGAAGCCGACGCGAAGGTTCTGTATAAGGACACGCCTCTCGCTCTTGAGGCTTGGCAGAAGATAACGACCTTGGTAAAGGACAATTATGTCAAGAGCTTGCAGCAGGCTGCGGACATCATCGCACAGACAGCAAGCACGCAGGAGAAGATAGCCGCCATCTACGCCAAGTATGAAACGCCTATTGCACAAGCGGAAGAAGCGGGAAACTATGGTCTTGCTTCTCGTTACACGCGCCAACGGGACAAGGAAGTGAACTCTGCTAAGACGGAAGCCTTCAACAAGAGTAGTGACTATATCACGTTCTTCGGAGCGGTGTCGCAGCTCGGCATGGACAGGGCATCCGAAATCGCTTCGCAGATACGCGAGAACATTAACCAGGCACTTGCTGACGGAACCATTGACGCTCGCGAGTACGGCAAGCAGATACAGCAGCTTGACGAGCAGTTGAACAAACTCTCAAGTGGCAAGAAAAACTTCTTTAATTCTGGTCTTAGTGGTGTCGCCGAACAGAGAGTAAAGAACGCCAACGAGAAAATTACAGCTGGAGCGGCATTGAAGCAGGAGGGCGAGAGAATGCAGCAGGAGGCTAACACGGAGCTAATAGAAGCGTTCTCAAACTTGGATTTTGATGCTGTCGATGAAATCGTTGCTAAAATGCTTGAGGGGCATGAAAAGGAAGAAAAGGGTGACGCGAAACTCAAACAGGGTCAAAAAGAGGCTAAGGCCGCCAATGAGTTCAAGGAATCTATGGCGAATGTCAGTGCCGCAGCAAGTAAAATCAATGAAAACATCCAAAGCATTGTCGCCACGTTCAATGATATTAAGGACACAGCGAGTGCTCTTGGCGTTGATACAGAAAACGACGGATGGCAAGATGCAACGGCATTCTTTAATTCTCTCGGCGGTGTTTCAAGTTCCATTTCAAATATGGTCACAAGTGCTATGTCTGGCAATGTCGGCGGTGTTCTTCAAGGATTTGTTGGCATCTTCACCTCTCCATTTAAGGCATTTGCTGCGGCGCACGATGCAAAGTTAGAACGCCAAATCAAACTCGCAGAGCGAAATATAACGGAACTTGAGCGCTTGCGCAACGATGTAAAGACGGCGATTGAAAATACCCTTGGCGGTGTCTATTCCTACAAAATGGATGCGGATACACGTAAAAGATTGGGCAACGTTACTAATTCTTACGAAAAAGCAGCAAGAGGAGAGAGTAAAAAGAGCCAATATTCCTCTGATACGTACACTACTGCTAAAAAATCCCTATCCGACCCAGGCAACGCTTACCTCGCTGAGCAGGCTTCCCTCATGGCACAGAAGGATGAAATGCAGAGGCAGTTAAACGCTGAGGAGGGCAAGAAGAAGAAGGACAAGGATAAGATTGCCGACTACAAGCAGCAAATCAAGGAGATGGAAACGACCATTAACAATTTTGCAAAAGACTTTCTCAAGGATGTCTATGGCGTAGACATGAAGGCGTGGGCAAGCCAATTAACCGACGCAGTTGTAAGCGCATGGTCAAAAGGCGAGGACGCTATTGATGCCTACAAGAAGAAGGCAAAAGAAATGGTAAAAGACCTTACCAAAAACATCGTCTCTCAGAAGGTAATGGAGGTTGCGCTGCAAGGGCCGCTTGACAATCTGACGGAAATAATCAAGCAGAAAGGAAAGCTTGAACCAGAAGATGTCGTTAAGGTTGCGGATGACCTGTATAATGGCACCAACAATGCAGCCGAGAACATCACGGCAATCCTCGAACGCTTGAAGAACATGGGACTCGACTTGTCGGAAAATGGCGATGGAAGTGTGACCAACGGCATCAAGAATATCACTGAGGAAACTGCGGATATTCTCGCAAGTTACGTCAATGCCATCCGTCTTGACGTGAGTGTTAATCGTGCGCAGGTCAAGGACATCGGAGAACTATTGAAGATGCGTCTTCCCGAAATGGGTCAGATACAGAAAGCGCAGCTCGGGCAGCTCACGCAGATTGTCATGCTCGCGGAAGCTCGTAACGAGAAGCTCGATCGGATGATGGATTGGATGAACGCGGTGTCTACAAGTGGCAGAAAAAAGCTCTATATTAGCTGACAAAGTGTATATTTATTGTTAAAATCGCGGATAGTTATATATTAATTTGTATAATTATCCGCTTTTTATTATTTTTGGAGAAAATTATGTATATTTATGCAACACTACAATGTCTTTATACAAAAAGAGCAGACTGGAGCGGTGGTAAAAGAAACCGTAGCTGACTTTGATGTGTGGTGCGCCTCCATACCGTTCGACATTGGCATGGAGGTCAAGGAGCCAGTGGTAAGGGATTGGAAGGATGAAAACGGAGAAGACGCATACCTCGGTGACAGCCTTAAATTCACAGCATACGACATGACCGTAAAATGGTGCTGCAAGGGTGACAAGTTTTCAGCTAACGCAGTAATAAGAAAATTTCTGAACTACCTCAGCGGACGCGACGGAAGCGGTATGAAGATGAAGATGTACTGCGACTGGACTAAGGTAGGAAGAAGACACATCCGCCTCAAGAAGGTATCCGACGACGCAGACCTGCACCGCGACGACGAGGGAGATGTGGTAAAGTTCTCTACAGTGTTGAGAGTTGAAGACCCCGTAACGGAAGTAACATTAATCAAATAGAGATATGGAATGGAAACTTTATCATAAGGACAGCACGCCGCCGCGTGACACCAACGGCAAGGAAATTTCCGTTCATTCGCTGAAATACAACGGCGAGTGGATGGGCGAATGCTCGGTATCTGTATCTATAGAGAATGAGGCTCCAATAGACTTTGAAATTGGTGATTATCTAATATATCGAAATGAACGTTTTGAATTAAACTACGACCCAGGCAAGGCGAAACAAGGCCGTAAAAATGCACTCGGCAATTCGTTCAAGTACCAAGATGTAAAATTCAATTCTTTATCTGACGAACTGGCAAGAGCAGAATTTTTAGATGTAGTCTTAAACGATAACGAGCTACATTATACCGCCCTGCCCGTCTTCCAATTCTACGTGGAGTCGTTGGATGACTTACTCGACCGTTTGCAGGCATGTATGAATGAACAAGTTGGCGAAAACAAATGGCTATTCTACTCGCGCAACTGGAACAGAAGCAATGCGAGAGGATGCAACGCAGCAAGATGGGAGGAGATATATGGAGGTGATACGTCAAATCCCGACAACACGGGAGTCTCTGATACCAAAATAACATCAACATCCATTAGTATCGACAAGCAGACGGTGTGGGAAGGCCTTGCGTTGGTAAATTCCCAGTTCGATGTAAACTTCATAACGCGCAACAGAGAAGTGTTTGTTGGTACGTCAGGACTGCCAACACGTAACGTTTTCAAATACGGAAAAGGCAACGGCTTGTACGAAGTAAATCAAGATGCAGAGGCAGACCAACAAATAGTTACACGTATGAGAGCATACGGTTCTGACAAAAATATTCCTGACAGATACTATGCAACACTAAATATGGAGGTTTGGTCTAAGCCTTCTCGCGTCATACAAAACGAAGTTTATGGTGAAATTTGCAATATAGAATTTTATATCGACGACATACCCATCGAGCGTGCTTCCGTATATTTTACGTATCGAATTGGCGGTGGCCCAGGATATGATACATACTCTGTGAATATCCATGATGGTGGAATGGTTGTTGAAGCCAAGGTCAATGTTGGCGTAGAGCCTTATTACCATAATCACATTAGTTTACAGATATTAGGCGGAAAAGGATATGATATTACAATAGAAGAAGCTAAAGCGTGCTTTGCTGCGATACAAGAAGCAGGTAGGGTGCATTTCGTCAGCGGTGTCAACAAAGAAGCCTTTCCTTCTAATAGGAGGGATTATGCAGCTGGCGCGCATCTGCCAAACAATATGGCGTGCTTTAACCTAATGCTACCTGGTTTTCCTTCTATATCCTTACAAGACTGGTGGAATAACCACCCCGAGAAGCATAAAGAATTAAACCCAACAGGTGCAAAATTGCGCTTTTCTAAGCGTGCAGACCGTCCGTGGATAGAGTCGCCTGCGGCAGACGTTATCGGTGTGCGTCCCGGTAGCGTGTTTTTTGACACCGAAGATGTAAAGGAAAAGACCGTTGAGATATATCCCACTATCAAGGAAATGGAAGTAGACGGTGTGCGTATTGACGAAATTGCAGTTGGTTCAAACATCGAAGATAATGGTGTATTCAAAGAAGGCGCAACAGTTCCAGGGTTTAAACTCACTCTAAAAAAAGAATTAAACTTTGACATTAACGCTCTGAAACAAAGTGACTTCTCCGTTACTATGGTCGACGGAATGTGTGCAGGACGTAAATTCAAGGTGAGTGGCAGTACAAAAGAAAGCGGGCAGTGGGTTTTGACATTGCAGCGCGTGGAGGATATTGGGCTATACTTTCCGTACAAGGACTTTCAGATTAACGCTGGAGACCATTTTGTATTATCCGGAATAACCCTCCCGACACAATACGTGGATGCTGCATCTGAGAAATTACTACGCTACGCCATCGCTTGGCTTATAGAAAACGACTACACCAAGCATACATATGCTCCGAAAATAGATGAAATTTACATGGCCCGCCAACACGACGAGGCTATGGAGGATACCACTGGTACTACAAAGAGTCTACATGATACTATTAAAGAAGGGGATATATTTCAGTTTAGCGACGAGGATTTTGGTATCAGTGCAGACGTTGTAATTGATAGTCTCTCCATAACAGAGAAAGAAGGGGCGATACCAACCTACGAAGTATCATTGCGCGATAACAAAGAGGTTAGTACACTACAAAAAATACAAGACAAGATAACGGCAATAAGTAATAGCACAGGAGATTTTACGCCCGCACAAGTTA